ATAAGTTTTATTTTTACCTTTTAAAATAATCTGCATTTTTTATTCCTCCGTGGTTTCTGAAGCTGTAGCTGTGGCAGTAGGTTCTATTGATGTTATTTCAGACTGAAACGCAGTTTTCATTTTAAATTTAATTGCCTCATTAGGTTTTGCGGCCGAAATTGCTTTTGTTACGAGTGCTGAAAAATAAACACATTCTCCGTCAGGAAACTCAAGCTTAAAGTCTACTATTTCCTCTGATTCTTCATAAGCTTTTATCGCCTTATAGTCTGAATTAGTTTCATCGTTGTCGTATAAAAATTCAAATTCTACATCACTGCCATAATCAGGAAGTCCGGGCTCATATCTTGTAAAATGGTCTTTCAACGTTGTTGTATCAAGATTTTTTGCTTTATTTCCAAGCTCAGGGATGGCTGTAAGATTATTAAACTCTTTGTATTCACTATTCCCTGTTTTGTGGTATAATTTGATTCCCTTTGTAATCATTTTTTATGTATTCCTTTCTTTTAAGTAAATTTCATAATTTCTTGTTGAGTGATGGAGGCTTAAATAATTCTGATTTGCGGTACCGGTTCTGATAAAGCCTAAATCTGTCATTATTTTATCAGTTTTCTTGATTTTTTCATTCAAGCTTTTTTTATTAGTTTCCCAGATTTCAATTTCATAAGAAAGTGTTACATATTTAACTGTTTTACCGCAAGCGTTTTCATCTTGCACATCATTAGTTAAACTATATGTGTTATACGGAGGCTTGTTATTAGTATCAACTTGCGATACCTCAATAAGCAATATATCAACCTTTTTAAATTCATCAACGATTCTTTCTTCAATGCTCATTTTACTGCCTCCTTATATACTCTCTTAAAAATCTTTTTTACACTTTCTCTTTTATCATCAAGTGCATTCAAAAGAAACTGTGTCGGCTTTTTTCCGCTCGAAGATTTTATCCTTCTTGTTCTTTTATCTCTCCAAAACCACGGTACTTCTTTTCTACCGTCACCGTTTATAGCTTCGAGCCCTGTTCCCTGGTGCATCCATATTGCAAAAAGAGAATTAATTCCAACTTTTCCCGTACATCCGGATGGCGAGGAACGTACACTGTGTGTTATCATTGCTTTAACCATAGCAACTTCAGCTTTATTGTCCTCTTTCCATTCTGTAACATTTTCACCGTTTACAACGTTTCTTTTTGCTTGCGCTTCGATAAGCTGACAAGATTCAGTTACTGCTTTATTCAGAACTTGAGCATTTTTAACTTTGTCCAATTTTGCTATAATTCTATCCAATCCTTTTATCTCGATACCGGATTCATTCATCCGTCAACACCTCTTTCATCGACAGCATATAACCGGAAGGACTTTTTGCAGATTGAATTACTTCATATTTTTTATTATTGACAACAATAAGCATATTTTCAGTTACCTCTTCATTTGTCACTGCAGTATAAGTTTTATCAATAAAACGTGAATCAGACGTGTTTGACTGATTTGAAAGCCACATCCTGAGTTTTATATTTTCTTTCACAATTTCAGTATCAAGCTTACGTATTCCCTCAGAATCGTATTCATTGACTTTTTTCACAATATTAGCAAAAATTGGTCTAATCATATAAATCTCACTTTCTTTAAAGCTCTGAGCTCACGCAATATGTGTTCAGGATAATCTGTTGTATAACTATAATTTGCTCCGGTATAATTTTCATTAGATACCCCTTCTTTATCAATTACATTAAGCTTGTAACGTACCATTTTACCGATTAAAAAAGCATATTCGCTGACATTCTCACTATGTCTCAGCTTTTTTATTTCATTTGTAGCTTCTTCTATGAGAATATCAATAAGCTCATCTGAATAAGAAGAAGAAATATCCTTTATCATTATCTTTATTGTTTCTTTCATACCTCCACCCTCATTTCCAAAGAGTGCGCTTCAAGCGCACTCTTTTACTATGCTGACTGTTTAACGATTTTTATAGAGCGAGTATCGTCTACAAGAGCCATAACTCCATATCTTGAATGTACATAAGTTGTTATCTGCTCTTCTGCTTCTCTTTTCTGCTCTACTTTCATCTTCTTTTTCACCATAAGCTTAACTGCATCTTTTGCAGTTATATAAGATGTACCTGCAGGAACAAGCTTTGAGCATACAATAGGTCTGCCACAAATCGTTCCTACCTGACCGGTGTATAAAATATCCCCCTGCTTACTTTCCATAAACAATGGGTCTTTTCTTATCTCAGCTAACTGTTCTAAAGAAACAACAAGTACTAAATCTGTTTCTTTTTCAAGTTCTCTTTTAAGTAATGCGTCAACAACAGTTGTATATGAAAAAGTTCCGGTATATGAATGAGACAAGCTTATTTTTTTAAGCTCTTCAAAATATTCGTCTCTTATTTCATTTGCCATTGTCTGAGCAGCACCCTTAGCTGCTACATCTGCGACATAAGGGTCTTCCATAACCTCAATATCGTGTAAATCATAGGTCTGCTGATATCTTGAAACAACATATTCAACCGTTTCAAAGCCTACCTTACCACGCACACTGTTTTTCTGTCCTTTAGCAAGTTTTTCAACTGTACCGGTGTATGTGTACTTATGAATCACTTTTTTAAGTCCGGATGTTGTTTCAAGCGAATCATCAACCGTGTATAAAGCCCCTACATTTAAGTAAGTATTTGTTAAATCTGTCATTTTATTTTCCAATATAAAGTTTGGATATGTCTGAATGTTATCTGCCATTTTTTTATTTCCTTTCTTTATTCAACTAATTTTTTATATAGTTCAGGATTTTCCTCATAAATCTTATATTGTTCCTGAAGTGTCATTGCTTTGAATTTGTCTTTTGTAATAGCTTCAGTTGAAATCTTGCTTCCCGAATTAGGTGTACTTGAATTAAGCCTGTTTGTAACCTCTTTGTTAACAAGATTTTTGAAAGTATTCTCAATTTTTTTGAGATTTTCAAACATAACGTCACTATCTTCCGAAACTAAGAACTCCGAGAGTTCAACAGGAATGTTTCTTTTTGACATTTCCGCCTGCAGCGCTAATTTATTATCTCTTAAAGTCATTGCACGTGTCATATTTGCGATTTGTGCTTTCATATCCTCAAATTCTTTGTTTCTTCTTTCTTCTTCAGTCATCTGTTCAAAGCTTTTTTTGGGTTGTGTTTCATTATCCTTTTTTGCTCTTTTTGCAAGTGCAGATGTCACCCTTGAATCAGCATATCTTTGAGCAAAAAGTATAAGCTCCTCTTTTGAGTAGCTATCCTTATCCTCAAGACCGTCAATATCAAAAGTTGCTCCTGCACCTTCTCCAGCGTTTCCAAAAAGCTGAAAGTTAATTTTTTTAAATTTGTTTTCCATTTTTAGAGTACTCCTTAAAATTTTTTTCGAGTTGTTTCTTTTAGTCTAACCCCTCATATAAAAGACTTCTTTCAAGTTGTTTGTTTATAACGTCTAACCCCTTAAATAAAAGACAGTTTTCTTATTTACCCAAGATGTAAAATATATTTTATAAGTACGCCTGCGACAGCTACACCAACTGTGCTTAAAACAGCAAGCATAAAATTAAGCTTTGTGTTTATAACTGCAAAATTAGTAGAGCCGTCCGATAACCTTTTTTCATGCTTTTCTAAGCGTTCCTCTTGCTTTTCTACAATCTCTGCAAGATGTCTTACTGCTTCACAAGGACATTTTTCATTTTCTGGCATTTCTTACTACTCCTTTACTTCGGGTAATCCAGCAATAGATGTTAAAATTGAAATCACCCCTGCAACAGCCGAAATAGAAAGAACATTTTGCCAATTTATTTCAATCATAGCCTGTCCTACTGTCAACATTGAAACTGCTGTTTGTGCAAAGGTTTTTAAAGCTCTTATGCCTGCTGCTTTTATCCATTTTTTCATAATATTATTCTCCTTTCTAAATCAAAATTCTTAATGCTCTTAGTGCATAAATTGCTGCTTTTACTTCCGTTTCAGTCATTCCGAGCTCTGACTCAGACCTACCATTTACAATGCCACATCTTATTGCCT